TTACTGCCAGCTATAGAGCAGAGATTTAATGAGATATTAAAGAAGGTTTTAAAATGAACATAGATAAAAACACTAGATACCTAACGGAAGCAGACATAGACATCATAGCGGAGAAAGCCGCCGATAGAGCCTTAGAGAAGGTCTACGCTGATGTTGGTAAGAATGTTACTAAGAAGTTCCTGTGGGTAGTTGGGGCAGCAGCAATAGCGGCAGCATTCTGGTTTAATGGTATTGGCGGGATACCAAAGGTATAACACGATGGCTATTAAAAATAAAGACGCAAGATTATCTAACACTGGCGTAACAGGCTACAATAAACCTAAACGTACTCCCAACCACCCAACTAAGTCTCACGTAGTGGTGGCTAAAGACGGTGATGTGGTTAAAACCATACGTTTTGGGCAACAGGGTGTGAGTGGTGCTGGGGCTAAGCCTAGCACTGTTAAAAATAAAGCACGACAAAAGTCATTTAAAGCAAGACACGCAAAAAACATAGCTAAAGGTAAGATGAGTGCTGCTTACTGGGCTGATAAAGTCAAATGGTAATTATTGGCATTACCCTAAAAATATGGTATAATAAAATATGACCTACTTGGAAGTAGTAAACAGTGTATTAAAACGCTTGAGAGAACGGACTGTAGCGACTGTAGAAGAAAGCACCTACTCCTCTTTGATAGGGGTATTAGTTAATGATGCGCTACGTGACGTAGAAAACGCATGGTCTTGGTCTGGTTTAAGAACTACCCTTACAGCTACAACTGAAGCGGGTGTATTTAACTACGAGCTAAACGGCTCACAGAATAACCTAACAGTACTTGATGTTATTAACGATAGTGACAACTTTTTCCTAAAAGAAAAGGATGCTCACACTTTTAACAGTTACTTTCTAACCAGCACCCCACAGACAGGCTCCCCCTACTTCTACTCCTTTAACGGTATCAGTGCCGACGGGGATACGCAGGTTGACTTGTTTCCAATCCCGGATAAAGCATACACAATTAACTTTAACGTAGTTCTTCGTTCAGCGGAGTTAGCATCCGATGCTACTGTACTTAGTATACCACCAAAACCCATTGAGTTATTAGCCTACGCACTAGCTGTAGAGGAACGTGGCGAAGATGGTGGAGCTAACCCTGTTAGTGCATTTGCCAGAGCGCAGAACGCATTACAGGATGCAATAGCCCTAGACGTACTGAAGCACTCAGATGAGACTATTTTCTATGAAGCGTAGAAGTATATTAGTACCAGTAGTAACTACTAGTGCAGCTACATACTATACAGCGCCAGCAAATACTAGGGCTAGACTAGTAATGCTTCATGCTGCACCCACAACAGGCACAACTACCACACCTACACTAGGTATTAAAGTAGGTAGTGACACAACCACTATTGTTACGACAGTAAGTCTAGCGGCAGGAAATTCAGCTACCTACTTTTCTAATACTGAGTATGTGATGTTAGAAGCTGGTACACTTATTGTTGCACATAGTAACAACACAGCCTGCTCATTAATAATTACAGTGGAAGAAGAAACTTCCGTAGCGAGTACATTCTAATGGCTAAACCTTTAGTAACAGCATCATTAGTAGCACCTGCTTTCCTAGGTTTAAACACTCAAGAGAGTAGCGTAGCCAACAACCCACAGTTTGCACTTGAGGCAAACAACTGTGTAATTGATGAGCATGGTAGATTGGGGGCTAGAAAAGGTTGGTTGTACAGAACAAGTTCGGGTGGTAGTAGTGTTGCTTTAAAAGGCATGCACCCATTCTTAGATGTGGCTGGGGCTAATACCCTTATATCCTGGTCTAGCACTAAGTTCTATTCCGGATTAGCTACCTTAACGGAGAGAACACCCACAACTGGCGATACTATAAACGCTGGTAACTGGTCTTCCGCTACCCTTAATGATAGAGCGTACTTCTTTCAGCGTGGTTTTGAGCCGTTGTACTACACAAATGAAAGTGGTTCTTTAGCATTTAAAAGTCTTGACCAACATGCTAACTACACAGGCGCTGCACCGGAAGCAGATATTGTTATGTCAGCATTTGGACGTTTGTGGGCTGCCGACACAGCAACTAACAAGACTACAGTATACTTTAGTAACCTACTTGATGGAGTACAGTGGGGTACAGGTAGTGCAGGCTCCATAAATATCTCAGGTGTACTGCCTAAAGGCCAAGACATTATTACTGGCTTAGGGGAAATGAATGGGTTTTTGATAGTATTCTGTAAGAACCACATAGTAATATATAAAGACGGTGATGAATTCGGTGCTAGCTTTGACACAAGCTCACTACAGCTAGTTGAAGTTATATCCGGCGTAGGTTGTATCGCTAGAGATAGTATACAAAACTTAGGTGCGGATATTGTTTTCCTATCCACTACAGGGCTACGCTCTTTAGGAAGGACGGTACAAGAAAAGTCTCAACCAATGAATGATATGTCTAAGAATATACGTGATACATTTATGGACATAGTTAATAGGGAAGCTAACTTACATCTTATTAAGTCTTGCTACTTCCCTGAAGACGCAATTTATATTATTAGCCTACCTGAATCTAAGAAAGTATTTGTATTTGACACTAGACAACAGCTGGAAGACGCTTCACTGCGAGTAACCACTTGGAATAACTTAACCCATACTGACTACGTGTATGACCCAACGAACAGGGCTATGTACCTAACGCAGCTTAATGGGATAGCAGAGTACATTGGCTACAATGACAATACCGCAGCATACACAATGTCTTACTTTACTAACCACTTTGACTTAGAGCTACCTAATACAAACAAGATTATTAAACGTGCTGCTGTTACAGCCATTGGCAGTACTGGGCAATCGTTCTCACTAAAGGTAGGCTTTGACTACACTACCTCCTACTTCTCCTTCCCGTTCAGGTTAAAAGAAACAACAGTAAGTGAGTATGGTGCTGGCGAATACGGGGCAGCAGGCACTGAATACAGTTTAGGGGTAGCACTTGATAGGGTTGACCAATCAGTAGCAGGTGCAGGCTCTATTGTACAGATAGGAATTGAAACAACAATCGATGGTGCGCAATTAAGCGTCCAAAAACTAGACGTTTACGCTAAACAAGGTAGGATTATTTAATGAGTAATTATTCCAAGACCACAGACTTCGCTGCTAAGGATTCATTGACCACAGGCGATGCTAATAAGATTGTCAAAGGCACAGAGATTGATGATGAGTTTGATGCGATACAGGTAGCTGTTAATACCAAAGCTAATGCTAATAATGCAGCCCTAACAGGTGTGCCAGCTGCACCTACTGCATCTGCTGCAACTAGTACAACACAGCTTGCAACTACAGCTTTTGTTCAGGCGCAAAAAGCATCACCAGCATTAACAGGTACGCCTACGGCCCCAACGGCTGGAGCAACTACAGATACCACACAAATAGCTACAACAGCTTTTGTTCAAGACGTAGTTGTTGCAGTGAAAGCTGCTTTGTTTCCAGTGGGTTCTATCTACACTAACGCAGCGGTGGCTACAAATCCTGGCACCTTACTAGGCTTTGGTACATGGGCAGCCTTTGGTGCAGGTAAGGTAATGGTTGGCTTGGATGCTGCTGATGCTGCCTTTGACACACTAGCGGAGACTGGCGGAGCTAAGACACATACATTGAGTATAGCTGAACTACCTGCACATACTCACACACAAACCTACACAAGTAATAACAATAGCAATATAGATGCTGGTGGCTCCTACAACAGTAACGGCAGTAAGAACACAGGCTCAACTGGTGGGGACGCAGCACATAACAACTTACAACCATACATCGTGGTGTACATGTGGAAACGCACAGGTTAGATGAAGAAACCAGTAGTTACAGAGAATGACTACACACTATACCTCGATGAGTTTAAGGGGCTACAGTTCATCCACTGCGACATTAGGAAGTGGAACAAGACTACAAAGAAACGATTACATAAAGTGCTAGAGTTACTACTGGAAACACTTGGACAAGACTTATATGCAGCACATGA